CATATATTCTGACGCATACTCTGTTTTTAGTTCAGTAATATAAAGTATTACACTACTATTTATAGTGATTGAATCCGCGCTTGAGAGAGTTTGCCAAGGCTTCAAGTTAAATCTCTCACGCATGTCCTGCCCTGCTTCTTTGTATAATGTGATAACTTCAACAGGAAAAGTGAGATTGATAGTATCATCTAAATTTTGTGTATACGCATTATCAATCATAGCAATAACTATATCACCTGTTATCAGTTTAAAAATTCTTATTGTATCACTCATGCAAAAAGAGACTCCAATGTGTTAACTACATAATCTTTTGTGTATGGTCTTGTTATTCTCTTATCAAGATATATACCATATCGTCTTCCTACATATTTATACCACTGCCCGCGACTAGCAGGTAAGCCATAGATTCTACTAAAGATCTTATCACCTTTATCCATCTCTGCTTTACGAGTGTTTTGTGCTCCAGCGTGTGTACTAGGAGAGGTAAACTCTTTCAACATAATGTTTCTTAGAATGTAAGTGCCATAACCATTCATCGCACATTCAAGTGCAAAGAAATCATCTTCACCTACTACTAATTGTCCATCTACATAATCAAACTCTTCGTTGAACATAACCTTGGCATCATTTTTTCTTAGAAAGAACATCGTACCTTTCATAGAGCCAAACTTTCTATCAAAGCACAACTCATCGTCCCATTTAACATTAAGATAATTTTTATCAAGATTGTTGTATTTGTCTTTGAATGCGCCGTCTCCCGGTCTACCGTCCCAGTGAGGGAAGAACAGATCAACACCCTCAAAATTCTCTGGGTATTCTGTGAGTACGTCACATATGTTGATACCTGTGTGTGAGAATTCTGCGTGTTCTTTTAGTATAGCATCGTTGTCCATAAACAACGCCCACTCATGTGTGCTATCTGCATAGAAAGCCTCAAGCAATACGTTTCTCGCTTTCCCAGGCGGTACCAAAGCATGCGGTAAATACTGAACGCCAGGTATATACTCATCTGCGTAATAGTCTTGTGCTAAAACTTTAATTTCCATATTAGGACAAGTCTTTCGCCAGAATTCAATTTGCTGTTTGTGATTTTCTACCCGGATGCTTCTCGCTTCTGGTTCATCCTTGCTGCCAAAGTAAGATATGATGTATGCTTTCACGTTCATTTCTTTTCCCCATAAACATCAAGATTTACTATCTTGTAGTCAAAACTTTCTTCGTTGTACAGCTTGATTCGTTCAATCATGTGGTTCAGTGTGTAGTTCTTCTTAGACTTCCAAGACAGATCATCGCCAACATCATATAGGTTGCATGTAGTTTTGTCGTCACCTTTCCTAAGCCCTCTACCAATAGACTGTAAGTTTCTTATTCGGGACTTGCTAGGTGATGCGAAGATAACATTGTGCAGGTTTCTTATGTTGATACCTGTAGAGAATGTACCATATGATGCAACAATTATAGCATCATTTGCTTTCTCTGTCAATGCTCTAATCTGCTCACGCTGATCAGTATCAGTGCCGCCGTATACGAAATACACGGGGCGACCATCAGATACTTTGCGTCTAATCATATCGTACAATATTGCGCCATGCTTTTCAACATACTGAAATAGTACGAGAGAGTTTCCTTTTTGTGTAGTTGCTAGATTTCTGAGAATCACATTTCTCTTGTCATTAGATACGAGATAATCCATCTCTTCTTGATATGACATTCCCTTGACTTTTTTCCTTTCTTCGTCAGGGTATTGTAGGACGATGCAGTTCACTTTTAATTTAGCGATGCTACCTTCGTCCATGAGTTTTTTTGTGGTAGTGACATTTATCACCGGTCCGAAGCAGCCTTCTAATACCAGTTTATGTGTCTTTGTTCCGTCAAGCGTACCAGTAGCACCGAAGCGATAAGGCGCATTCTCACATTTATTCATAATGCTAGTTAGTGATTTTGCTTTAAATAAATGCGCCTCGTCTCCATATACAACATCAAACTTCTCAAACCATTTCTTTGGAAACTTGTATACGGATTGCCACGTTGTTACTGTGATTGGAAATTCATTTGATTTTTCTTTACCACCGTATATACGATGGACATTTTCAGATGCTTGCCAATCTGTTTCTGATGCATAGTCTTGAAAGTCCCCGTACATTTGCTCCACTAATGAAGTGGTCGGGACAACCAAGAGTTGCTTTTTTCCTAGGCGCTGATAATAACGAACCAGGGTAAAAAGAATGAGAGACTTACCACTGCTAGTGGGGCTAAGTAAGAGTTGGCGTCCTGAGCGAATTGCAGTAGACGCGGCTTCAATTTGATAATCACGGGCTTCAATTGGTTTGCCATTAGTGTGTAGATTTAACTCCTTTGTAAAGTTTTCGATATATGAATTTGATACCGGGTCGCCGATAACGTCGATATTTATACTTATGGAGTATTCTAGCTGCTTTGCGAATCCTTCTAGATACGATAGCAATCCTACTGGCAATTCTTTCGCATAGATATTAAACAGTCTAGCTTTACCGTCCCACATGCGTGACTTGTACGCTGGCATAAATCGTGCGCCTGGTACTTCAAAAGTAAAGAAGTCATTGATCTCTTGTAGAGTGCTAACATCGCAGTCTACAATCAAATATACTTCATTCTTTTTAGTCACTGTTATCATTACATAAGTCCGTTAGTGAATTTAGTCCACTCTATACTGTTTTTGATGTCCCACGTTCTACTATTTAGATTGCGTAAAACTCGCTCTAAAAAATCACCGACAGTTGCAATGTACTCAACCTTGTTTGTTTGTTCAATCACATCATCATCTGAATCGAGCATTTCATTCATATCAGATTTTAGCGGCTTGGGTCCTAGCCATTGGTCCCATCCTAGTGCAACGAGTTCTTCTCTAGACAGTTCACCGCGAAAGTAAGATGTCTTTACCTTGCGCAATTTGTATAGGGCAGCTTGTGATCTGCGCAAATGCAAACGCACATCTGACATGTGATTTAGGTATTTTGAGTGTAGCTCAGGCGTGCGTGTAGACTCTTTGCCAAGTGATAGTTCATCAATCTTACAGTCTACAGCCCAAGAGTCTTGGAGTTCTTTCAATGTTATCATAATAATCTCGAGGTCTTATTTATACATATTATACCGCATTACGGTATAGAAGTCAAGTACTATTTGACCGATTCTACTGTAAACAGTCGATATCTGAATGCTGCGACACCAACAAAGTAGTTTTGATCACCAGAGCTAATGTCGAAATCTAGACCTTCCAAGCTAATCGGGAAGCAGTCTACAAAAGAAATACGATTTGAAGGATTATTGTTACTATCAAGAACGAAAAGATCAGCATCACTGAACTGACCAAGGTCTTTAGCTCTTTGATTTTGATTCGGAAATCGGTATCGTTGTCCATCTATATACTTTGTAAATTGTTTATGGTCTTCAGGAGAACCCAAGCCTATCATCCAGTTGTACAATTCTTTGTAATTAGCCATATCTTCTTGTACAAGGAATCTAATAACTAGCTCACCGAATCTCAGCTTGTCACCGGGAAACGCAAGAGTTGATAGTGGAGTCTCTACTTCAGGAGAACCAATAGACATCTGCGGCAAGTTAGCTGCCTGACAAAAGAAGGATACATTTGGAATGTTGTGTATCTGAAACTTGAACCCAGTAGGTCTAAGAAAATCTAATTCAGCTGGATTCGATGCGCCTGTTGCACCTGATTCTGCTACATCTGTTATCGGATTGTATGCCATTATATCTCCTAGTTACTCTATATTTATAAGGCAAAAAAAAGCGCACCGAAGTGCGCTCTTAAAATTGTCCTTTACGGATTCTTTTTCTTACATCAAGTTTGTAACTTTAACAGCTCGGTAATATTGATTACGATCAGCAGTGAACGTATCAGCATCAGTTGTACCATTGGCTTGTGTTACGAACGGGTTAGCGATCATACCGTAGCGAGTCTTGAAGCCGATCTTTGGCTGGAATGTCGCTGGGTCGATTGCACGAACCATCTGTAAAGGAACATATGGGCAGTAGAAAATACCTGCGTCATAAGCACTAGAACCTTTGTATCCTGCAACGTAGAACTGACTAGCAGCGCCTGTGTTAGCTGAATAAGGATCGATGAATACTTTGTAACGACCGTTCAATGTACCAGCAAATGTGTTGCCAGTGTCATCAACGTTTAAGTCTGTAGACAAAGCAGGAGTATAGTCAAGAACGCCTGACATAGCTAAAGCACTTGCAACGTCTGCTGAACAGATGATGAAGTTACCTTTTCCACGCCTTGTGTCTTGTGCGATTACGTTTGCATCACGCTCGATGTTGAACAACAAGCCTTTGAAACGCTCTACAGACCAACGACCGTTAGAGTCAACGTCCAAGTCGAAAGTACCAGCAGTTGCAGTAGATGCAGCACCAGGCTTAGCGACTTTGTAGATTGTGCGAATTACTTCGCGGTTAATTTCAGCAAGAATTTCTTGAGACAAGATGTTGCTCAACTCGCCTTCTGCGTCAAGACCGTGTACTGCTTTCAAGTCTTGTGCAAGTTCTACTGTGTACTCAGCTTTCAACGCGCGGGTCTTAGCAGTAACAGTTGTCTTTTCGATGCTGAATGCCATCTCATTAAGAGTAACACTGTCACCGAAGTCCTCGCCAGTTGCTGTTGCAACGCCAGTACCTGTTGTGTAAGTACCGTCTACTGGGTTAGATCCAGCGTGTGTGCCTGTACCAGAGAAGTCAGTATCGGCTTCGTTGAACAATGCTTCAGCGCCGTCCTGTGTGCCGTAGTGTGACTTCATAGCAAAGATAAGACCAGTAGGTCCAGTCATTGGCTGAACGCCAGCGACATCATATGCCATAAGGTTAGGAAGTGCGCGTCTTACCAATGAGATAAGAATCGGATCGTAGTTGTCGATTCCGCCACCAGTTACGCTGTTACTAGGTGCTGCTTCTGAAAATAGAGCTTGCTTTTCTTCACGAAGAGCTTTCTCTTGGTTCTCTAGAATAACAGTAGTAACGGCTCGCTTGTGCGGGTCCTTAATGGCTGGCAAATCCGCGTGTTCGAGGACAGGACTCCATTTCTGTTGTAATTGCTCTGAAAGATACATTTAAGTTTCTCCTTACTTGGTTGTGTATATAATATTATTACTATTTATAAAAAATTACTTTTTGACTGCTTTGCTAATAGACTGCGTGTATATAGCCATTGCATTGTTTTCGGTAATGAATTCTTCTTCTACCGTATCTTGCATTTTGTCTTCGGTTGTAGCCTTAACCTTAGGGAAATAATTCTCTTTGATTACAGATACTTTCTCAGCAAACATGTCTTCAGTATCAAACTCAACGTTCTCAACCAATTTAGCAAGTTTTTCGGCTTCTGTTACGGTCAGATCAGTAGACGCTTCAGTTAGTGCCTGTTGACGTTGAAGTGCTACTTTTTCAGAAACCATTGCAATTTTCTCTGCAACGTTCTCGTCCAACTTAGTCTTCAGTTCATCAATTTGAGTCTGCATTTCACCTAGTACGTCATACTTCTCAGCAGGTACTTCGATGTAATGATCTTCAAACAAGCCCTTCATGCCTTTGATAAAGTCTTCAGTAATTTCTGTCCTGAGTCCTCGCTCAATTGCAAGTTCGTTTTCCTTCATCCAATTTTCAGCAACATATGAAAGATACGCATCGATCTTCTCGACCATATCAGTACGGAACTCTTCTTCCGCTACTTTTGCTTCTTCTCGGATGTCAGATTCAATAGCGTCAATTTCTGATGCTACTCTAGCAGTTAGTACTGCTTCAAAGATAGATGCAGCTTTTACTTTGAAGTCTTCGCTTAGGTGCTCTTCGTCAGCAAATAGTGAAGCGATATCATGCTCTACTAGTTCACTGTCGTCTTCAGCGGAAATTTCTTCTACTTCATCTTCAGCGATAACTTCTTGATCTTCTTCAACTTCTACTTCTTCCTCTTCGCGGACGCCAGCAGATGTTGGGTTGTTCACAACAGACGCAGAGTCTGTGCCACTGTCATAGTTTGGAGCTTGTCCAGCGCCGTTACCTTTAGGCAGTGTTGTGTCTTTGGATGCTTTTGCAGATGCAGCTTTTCCAACAGGTGAAGTTAATCCACCTTTGTCATCTGATCCTGATAAGTCTTCCTGTTCTGGATTAGCATTTGAGTCACCCTGTGTAGGGATAGTCTTGTCACCAACATCTTTCGAGTTTGGTAAACCAGCCTTTTCCTCAATGCTTTGAGCTTCTTCAACAAGGGCGTCAGTAGCGTCTACTTCACCGACCTTGCCAAGGAGCTCTCTGATTTTGGATTCAACAGCCATTTAATGTCTCCTTAAAGTTTGTTAACTTGTTTATTTATATAAATTTAAATTTTGGATAACTTGTTCAAGAATGAGCTAAACACCTGAATCTTCGCTTCTTCTAGTTCACGGCTAGATGCTTTGCGAATTGTTTGTTGTGCCTGTTCCATATCTCTTGCAGTCCAGATACCGTCAACCATTACCCATTCTCTATTTTCCATAATACCTTCAACATATGCATCTGGTGCAGAAGGATCTGCTACGATGTCAGCGGCTGTTGCCAGCATAAAATCGTTTTGGACTTCATTGATTCCATTCTTTTCTTTAATGGATCCAAGCCCTCTTGAACTGACGCCTAACTGAGCGCCTGCTTCAATTAAATTAGCTGCGATTTTTCCCATTGGAGTGTCTAAAATCTTAGCTTTACCTATCCAGTTATCGCCGTCTTCTTTCAATGATACGATCATGTGTGACACGCGATCAAGATTAAGTGACGGTCCTTCTGGGTGACCAAGTTCGCCTAATGCTCTCTTCTT